TCTTTTCTTCTGTAACTGCTTTTTTGATATGTGCTAACCTTTGGATCAGTTGGGTTTAGGCTCTTAGAGTTTCTTGAGCCAGGTGGGACTGCTAAGAGTGGCGAGTCTGCTTCGCCACCAGTATCACCGGCGGGGGCAGGTGTCGTATCGGTAACATCAGTTGCTGGTATTTCGGCAGGCCCAGCATCGGGCACATCACCCAGATCGCCACCCAAGTCGCCACCCAGATCGCCTCCGCCTAAGCCGCCGCCTAAGCCACCGCCCGCATCAGCGGCTGCGGCACCTTCTGCAACTTGTTGAAGCGAAGCATCATGTTTTCTATCGTAATACATCTCTCTTTGATTGCGAATAAACTCTTCGTTGGTAATTCCAAAGATGTTTTCGGAAACCCAACGACGGGAAAAATAGCCTTCTGTGGCTGCACCGGCAATATCAAACTTAGCCTTCCAGTGCTCAATCTCTTGAATCTCAGCAATTTTTGACGGATTGTTAAGTGACAGCTTAAACGAAAGTAGGTCATCTCCGCGGAAACCCAGAGTGTAAAGATGAATAATTCCAATCTTTTCAAGTTCAGAAATAACAACTCTTTGTAGCCGCTGAATAGTTCTAGCAAACCGAATATCTTTTTGAGCTAGTGTGGTCTTGTCTTCAGTTGCACCTTCGCCCATGGTAAGGTATGATTGAGGTATCTTTAGTGCCGAGAATAATTTATCTCTTAAGTACTTAACATCATCAATGGCTGTTATGTTAGAGGCCCCAGCAAGTGTTACAATATCTGTTTGTGAGCCGGCTCGTACAGGAATAAAGTAATCTTCTTCAATCGACATTGGGTTATATCTTAAATCGACTCGACCAGTATCTGGATCGACAACTGAATTTCTCTTAAGCTGAGTGACAGTTTTTTCCATGAACTGCTCAACCTCTTGTGGTGGAACACCTCCAACATCAATTTTAAATACTCTTCTTTCGGACGATCTAATGACACGATATGCCATCATTGCATCTTCCATTAAAGTCAACTGCCGCCAAATGCGACGAGCAGGTTCAAGGATGGAAGTTCCATACGGATTATACTTATCATTACCCAGCACTCTAAAATGTGCCACTTGCCAATTTTCAAAAGTTAAGCCTGCTGAGTTCCACTGATATTGAACATAGTTTGGATTAGTAGCATCTTGGCCTTCTAATCTTTCGACCTCTTGAGGTGGAAGTGATATCGCAGACTGAACTCCGTACTTATCATCAATGTCCAAGTACAACATAAAGTCGCCGTACTTACACATTGTTCTCGACCAGCCAAATAAGTTATATTCTACATTAAGAATGTTTTGATATAAGATAGACAGAACTGCTCTTAATTCCTCGTTTGGACAATTAACATTAAGCATTGGTCGCAGATCAGAATAGGTAGTCATTTCATCTGCATAGATGTCAAGCGATGATGCAATCTCGGGCATATACTCCATCTGATCGAAATCAATATATCTTTCAGATCTTCTTTGATTAGAAATTGCATTTGCACCGATCTGATCAAGTGGACTATAATGAGTCTTTTTAAATTGCTGACCACTAGCAGACTTAAATCTAGACGAGAACTTGTCAAGGTGTTGCCTACGAATTCTACGACCTGATTGTGATCTGTAATTGATTATTGGTCCAGAAAATAATCTTGTCAAAGATTTAAATAATTGTGATTGATTGTTTCTGGGATTGTTTTTATTATCAGGCATTTATTTTCTCACTTTATAATCCATTTGTACTGGTCATAAATACTTTTTGCTTCATTAAGTTTATCAAAAGATTCTTGTTTTTTGTATCCTATTTGACCTTTTATTTGTGTGTTCATAGTGGTTTTGGAAGTTATGATTGCATCAACAAAAGCCCGTTGGTAATTTAAATCTCTTGCACTGTTTTGAATTGCTGTATCTCTAACCCAGCATGCAATTGCAAGAGCCATGATGAGATCATCATGATAACCTTTCATAGCCTGTGGGCGACCATTCCTCCAAATAAAAGTCTTCATCTCATTAATTGTACGAGAAGAATATACCGTAATTAGTTTATTTCTTATAAACTCTTCTAATTTCGCTACTATAAGAGGTCGGGTCTTTGATGATGTAGTAAAACCCGGAACAGCACTGTTTCTATATTCTGCCTGATACTGTTCAATATATTCATGTGTTGACTTAACTGAGTGATATAAATTTGGATATTCTGCTTCGATTAACTTATCAAGCACTGAGAAGCCTACATTGTTGTTTTCCACGACCAACATAGCATTTCCAAATTCTCTACCAACTTGATTAAGCATATTGGCATACATATCTAAAGTTGGCTTACCTTGATACTCTCCAACTATTTGAAGTGTTTCTAGTTTGAGCATATGAAAAGTAGAGTAGTCAGCTCCATCGCCTCTTGCGACATCTGCAACCATAAGATAATTACATGTGGGATCGTACTCTTCCCAAATCCAAAAGTTTCTATCAAAACCAGTCCTGTACTTTGGCTCGCACACATTTGATAAAAGCCATTCCATACAATCAGGATCAATTACAGTTTCACCAGAAGTGTTGAAATTACATTCAAGTTCTTGAGCGATTTGTCTTTTCGACATGTTTTTGGTCTCTTTCTTATACCACTCTTTATCTCTGTCTGGGTGGACATCCCAAGGTAGTGTTGTAAGATTAAAATTGTTTGCTCCACTTTCTGCATCAACACAGTTTTTATGAAACCAGTTACCAACACCGTTGGGTGTGGACAGAGCAATACATCGCCCACCGGTGGACAGTGTAGGATAAAGACCAGTCCATAATTCTTCCAAGCCTTCAATGTGTGCAGCCTCATCAAGAACAAGAAGCGACAATGCTTCAGAACGACCTGCATCTCCAGATGTTGAGGCAGCTTTAATGGATGATGCATTTGATAACTCAAATGATGTGCGGTTGTCAACGGATATCGTAGCAATGCGAATCCACTCTGGCAAGTTTTTCATAATACTCTTGACTTTCTTTACAAGGTTTCCTGCTGTCGCAAACTTTGTGGCCATGACAAGAATTGATTTATCTTTGTGAAAAAGCATAAGCCAAGAGATATACCCGGCTGTGATGGTGGATATTCCCAACTGTCTTGCTTTTAAAATAATATTAAAACGATAATCATTAAAATCATTTAATAGAGAATCTTGAAAGTCATATGTATCAAAAAGAATTAGCCCATGCATCGGATGTGATATACGGGCATAATTTTTCAAGAAGTATGCAGGGTCTTTACCACACTTTAGTATTTCTTGAAACTTTTGTTTTTTGGTAAGTTCAAAACTCATACATCCCTAATCATTGTACGAATTATTTCTTGCAGTGCAGACAAATCAAAATCTTCCCTAACCGGCCCAAGAGTAATTGGAGATCTGCCATCATCACTTGGATCACCATACAAAGAGGGTGGGTCGGGTTCATCGTCTTGCATCTCTACACCCGGTAGTCTAGAGAAAACAGATTGAAACAACTCTGCCACATCGTCCGGGTCCATACCTTGGACTAAACTTGCAATCTTATCTTCTACTGAATCAGAGGCTTTTTGCATCGGGGCTGTATCACCATCGTTCCTATCTTTTGGCATTTCAAGGGCCCGGCGGCGATTGTATTCATCATCGCCTATCATCTTTCTAATTAATTCTTCTGCTTCCTCGCTATACTCAGTGATGTTTTCTTCTTTCATGTATTCTTCAAGAATAATTTTGTGAAGTTGTTTCTTGGTAATCTTCATTTACTTATCCCTTTTTTCTGGTATCGTTTGATGGTCTTTTTCCGCCATCACCAGTCCAGCCGCCTTGAGACATGAAGTCTTGCCAATAATCGTTTGGTGCTTTAGAGCCGTCTCTATTATTCATTTCCTCATCCAATCCACCAACCGTAAACTGCTGTACGGCTGTTAAGAACGAACGAACATTTGAAGTGCTTTCAACTCTAATGTCTGCTTCTTCAATTTGTGTTAGTGTCACAGAGCTACCTGTAATCTTGCGATACTCTTTTTTAAGGAACTTAATGACTTCAGACATGGTAGACTGCACTTCGTCTTCAAAACCAGTCTCATGCACCTGCTTAAGCTGCACCTCGGACATGTAAGTTAAGCACATGGTGTTGCCAGAAAAGCGGACCTTAAATCCATCCATTACTCTTCTATCATGTAACATGTCACCCTCTTCACGATTTAATCCAATCTTAAGAAGTTCGTTGTTTTCATCTAATGCACCGTCATATGCATTTGCTGCTGCTTGTGATAAGCCTTGAACTATTTCATAAACTGTAGCCATTTTAATTATCCTTATTTAGTTTTGGTCGCCAACCTTTTTGCCATCGTTCTTCTCTGCCTTCGACATATTGTATGAAACACTTGTAGCAACATTCAAATTTGACTAAGCAGACATCATCCATTGATTTCTTTGGAAAGGCTCCGCAGACAGGACAATTTTTACGAGGTTCTTTATTAAGTAGTTTTTTGCTAACCTTTATACCATTTACATCAATTTTATCTTCCCATTCTAAATTTTTAGAAGTCTTGGCATAAAAATCTTTCATCTGCTCAAGATATTCTTTTTCTTTAGTTTCGTCCCAGAAAGCTTTTGGGTTCGCAATCGCATCGTCACCATACTTTTCTTTTATGGCCTTCTCGATTGCAGCAATCTGATCAAAGTTTTTATTACTCATTAAATACCTTATAAGCACCATATGCACTCGCAGTGCCAACGGCGACACCTCCAGCAAACCACCACCATTTATATTTTGGTGCTGTTTTCTCTAGAGAGTTTACAAGTGCTTTTATTTCCTTGTCTTTCTCCATTATAAACAAGTCATATTCTTTTGTTAAAGCATTGTTTTCTATTTTTAAATTCTCTAATTTAAATTCGTATTCTTCTCTTAGGACTTTAAGTTCATACTCTGTTTTTATCTCGCAAGAGTATAATGCTATATCATAACCTGACAACACCTTTGCCATCGCATTTTCATCAAACAAGACACCGGCAAAAGGTGCTGGTGCTTTGTATTCCAACACTGTGAACTTTGCGGGCTCAGTAGCATTAGCAGCCATCGTCAACAATAGTAATAATTTAAGGAACATATTCGATACCAAACTTAGATTCTATATCTTTAATTAGTTCTTCTCTATCGCTATTAAACTTATTCCTGTATTTGCCAGCTTTGTCTTGTCTTAGTTCGTCTATCATATCAAGAGCATCTTCGTAATCTTTTTCTATTTCGGCAATTGATTCAAGATGACTTTCCATAAGCAATTGCTTTTCTTTAATCTCTTGCTTGTGTATTTCTTTAAGACCTTCAATTTGTGATTGTGCAGATTCTATTTGTGTCTTATATGTTTTCTGCATTAGATTGTAGTCATACCTCGTCTTAGCGACAACTGCGATTGCTAATACAACTATTAGTATTTCTTTCCAGTGTGATACAACAAACTCTAAAACTTGTTTTCTAATCATTATAACCTCGCAACCTAGCGATGCCATCAATAATAGTTTGACCACCGATATAGATTGCAGAAATAATTACCCAGTCTTCACTTGTTACATGGCCGGCTAGTGTTAAGCCTGTTGCAGTTAACCACACCATGAGCTTTCGAGATGTCAGTTTAGCAAGCCAAGTATCTAGAAATGCATTTGCTTTGGCCATCATATCTAATCCGTTATTCACTTGTCCCAGTTGTCATGTCGGGACTATCAGGACTAGTTGTGCCAGAAACACCGGAGGGTGGGTTCTGATCCTTCATAACCATGTCCTTCATTTTGTCAATAGCAGCGACCATCCCGCCCATACCAAGAGCAGTTACAATTGCTGGCTCTGTTGCCATCTTCTTGAAAACATCAAACAACAACTCCATATTTTCGGGAGTAAGTTGTTCAAGACCTTCTTTGACTTTTTTACCTTTATTCTTTTTAGCGATATTTGTAGCAGCACCATACATTACACTTTTAGCATCTTTGCCGTATCTTTTCTTAAAGTCTTTCGTATCCTTCTTCATGCCTTTTACAATATCTTCTTTTTCTTCTTTTTCAGGCTCAGACAGTTTTCTTTCAGACAGTTGCTCACCTCTCATATAATTCAATACTGAACTAAGGTAATCTTGCGACTTAGTAATCTTGGATTCAACCCACTCTTCGAGATTAGTATCATCTCCGATCATATCCTGAAGCATTAAAGCTACTTCAGCAGTTCTTCCAAGCTGACTACGAGCCATAGAACCCTCACCATATCCTCCCTCATCAAGAGAATCAATTTCCTGTTGTATAATTTCTTTAAGCTCTGAGATACTAATTTTCATTTTAAAATCCACCAATAGATGTCATCTTTGCATTAATAGCTGGGTCTGTTATTTTAAATTCAGCGAACGATGCTCTAATCGATTCTTCATCCGCAGCACCGTCGTACCATTCAACAAACTTTTCAGTTGCACTCAAACCTTCAAGGAACTTGCCGCCAAGACCTGCTTGCTTGCAAATGCCTTCAAAGATCTCTGCTACAGAGGGGTCATCCTCCTCAACCAAAACTTCAACAACCTCTTCGATAACTTCTTCAGTAACCGTTGAGGTTTTTCTAACCAATGTAGTCCATAGACTTTTTAACCAGTTCATTTTATTTCTCCTACTTTTTTTAATGCTTCAACAAATGCTTCCAAGTTGGCAACTCTAGTAGCAACTGCTTCAAAGTCACCCCGTTGTGCTGCTTGCATGGCATCTTTTAGATTTTCCATAATACCTCTTTTGACACCTTTTACACTTCTAACACCACCGCCGGGAACTTCTACATCTGGGCTACGAGTTTGGCCGCGGACATAATCTCTAAGTTCTTCTGATACTGAATTTTTTGAGTAGACACCTTCAAGCGAATCATAATAAGGATTCAACTTGGGATCATTCATGGCTTTATCAATCTGATCAGGGCTTAACTTTGGAAACTTTTCCTTAATCGCATAGTGAAGTTCTGCATTATCCATGTCATCAAAGGGAGAGTTTTTAATGATCTGGATGATTGCATCAACCAATGATTCTTTTAAAAGCTCTGTCTTCTCATTCAAAAAGTAACGAGGGTCAATTCTTTTTGTATTTTTTCTGATCGGCATTTTAAATCTCCTATGTTGCTAATCCATTTT